CTCCCAGGGCGGCTGGTTATGGGGTGGCGGAGTTCAAGGTTGGATCTCTTCCGAGACTTACTTTGACCTTAGTGGCTACAACCGCGATGACTTGACTACCTTTCCTTCTTCCATCTCCGTGCAAGAATCTGGCTCCTTTAGAATAGTTGAAGATACGGCTAGTGTGAGAACAGGCGCAATAGTATTGGATATGATTACAGAAGAAAGATTCGATGTAAGTGGTGCAGCACATTTGAAATTTTATGATATCGTCACAAACATGTGGAATAATGAAACTGCGCCCGGCTTTAACCTGGGGCCATTGGAGTTCCAGCAAATCATTTACGGTCGCATGAGGATGTTCGGACATGACAATACTGTCTGGACAACCACTCAAGGTAATCTAACCTTACTCAACGAAACACAATTCGGATCAGGTTCACCAACTACTGCATCGAAGTTGTGGTGTACACGAATAGTAATTCCTCTTGGTCAGTTCACTGTGACACCTGCGACCTTCATCATAGTTCCAGCATCGCGTTATGTTATGTCAGCGACAATCGGCAAGGAAGCAGACCTCACCTTCTTGATGAGGCAGAAGCGAAGTTACGAATTAGGCACGGCGAGTGATTGAATGATTCGCTGGTCCTTTTGGGTCGACGCATGGGAGCATCCCTTCAACACTTGGAATAAATTCTATTCTGTGATGAAGCCATTGTCACCAGTCAAGCCCAAGATTGCTAAGATTGAATTTAGTATGCCGGCTTTTAGGCAAGGGCCATGGGATTTTTCAACGGCGTTTCAGACTGAAAGGTTTGAACTATCGGAAGGGTCCTTCAAAGCGCCCAAACCAAAAGGGCCCCAGGGCGGTTCCACGATGAAGTATGAAGATGAAACCTATGTTGTTGGTGAATATAATCTACTGACCGACTGGCAACCTACCGATGAGGAAATAATTGAAATAGCCGTGAAATATTTCATAATGCGATCACCAATCATCACGATTCCTTTTTGGATGATAGAAGGAGCGCAAACACTCTTGCCTGAACCCGCACCTACAGCCCAGTGATACTAGATGTTACTCGTCTTTAACATTGAACATCCATGAAATTGAGTCATCGCTCCTGGACAAAGTGTATACACTTCTGTGAACAAAGATAGTTAGATCTCCTCCATAAGTGGATAGTCCTGGGATGGCACGCATCACTCCCGACTTATCGCGGTAATAGAGTTTCATTCTTCTTCCTCCAATTCATATCGGAAATAATCGGAATCTAGTAGCATTGCGACTAATTCCTTCCTAGACAATTTCAACAGTGTTGTTTTAATTTGTTGTCTTTTCATTCTTCACACCTTCCACAACAAGTAATCGAACCAGTCGCTTTTGTTAATTCAACACAACTCTCGCACTGTTCAACTTCTTTGTCATCACTAAATCGATAAACTTTCATTCTTCCACCGTCCATTTGACATCCTTTAGCGAATCCCATAGCGCAATTGCAGCACTGGTGCGTTGGGACCGATGTCCCTTGTTCCAGGTTCGGTAGATTTCATAGGCACTCTCTGACATACTGATCGTTACGGTCGGCATATTAGGGCCTAAAGGTTGTCACTTATAGTTATTATTATTATTTAACTCAGAAAAAAAGGGGGTAGACCCCTAGGAAATTGGGGTTTTTGTGCCGAGATTACATAAAGGGATGACTGACGGTGGGAGGTTGGTTGGGGTTGTGAACAGGTTCGGGGGCCCTACTAAAGCCGGCTTCGCCGTATTCAAGATAGAATCCGTGTACTTTATACACCGAGTTTACTTAAGGATACTATGGCGACCGCGAAGACTGGATCCTTTTACCTGACCGAAACCGTAGAATTGGCTGCTGCTGCTGCAGATGGCAACCGTGTTCAAGGCTCGGTAGATCTTGGAGCATACGTAAATGTCCCAACAGGTCAATGTGTGGCAATCGATTCTGTAGACTTCATCTATCAAGGCGGGACTAATTTCGCTGGTTCAGTTGATGGATTCATTGCTGGCAATGGCGCACTGACTGTTCAACTCATGGATTTGAATCCAAATACTCTCTTTTCTAGAGCCGACGATCAGAGCCTAGTAGCAAGTGGCTCACTAAACATCGATAAGACGAACAACATCGCTTCTCACATGTCGGACCTTTATCCTGATAACTTCGGTCCTACTGCACTCTCTGAGGCATTCATGGTTGTCAATGATACGATGTATCTAGTTGGTGGAGTCGATGGCGCTGCTGTTGGTGGTTCTGCTGTTTCGATTACTGCAAGGATCCGCTGCCGAGTTGTTAAACTCAGCACAAAAGACTGGATGGCAATCGCGATTCAAAGCACCGCTTCCGACAACTGAGGGTGACATTGATGTCATCGTCTGAGTGGGAACGCGGATACGCCGCTGGTTATGCTGCCGGTTATATGGCATCTGGTGAACACAGAGCAACATATGATAAAGTACGCACGAGTTCAACTCCACCTGCTAAACAAAAGCGTAAGGTATCTGCATATAGCAAACGCTACGGAGCAGCATACAAGAGTCTCAAAGCAAAGCATCCAAGGATGTCCTTCGGGGCACTCTCTAAGAAGGCACACAAACAAGCGAGGCGTAAGTGATGGCAGAAGATTCAACAGGCGCACTTACTGGTCCGCGCTTACTAGTCAAGGAGTTCCAGAATTATAATTGGGAGCAAGCGGTTTCACCTGCTCCTTGGCAAGACTCCCAGGGCGGCTGGTTATGGGGTGGCGGAGTTCAAGGTTGGATCTCTTCCGAGACTTACTTTGACCTTAGTGGCTACAACCGCGATGACTTGACTACCTTTCCTTCTTCCATCTCCGTGCAAGAATCTGGCTCCTTTAGAAT